AATTTCAGTTTTGAACGTTCGCGACCACTTAGGCCATAGGTGTTGTCCGACTTTGTTTAACATCGTCGTCACCTTGCGGCTAGTCGATGCGAAGCCATTTCCGGGCAAAGGTGACGGCCGCATCGCCAGCCCAATACAGGATGCTTGCCCCTGTGAAGCCGAGGGCAACCAGCAGCCCGGAGAAGCCCCAGCCGAGCGTTTTCACGCGTTTCCATTCCTCGATCGAGGGCTTGACCTCTTCGTGATTGGCCGCGACCTTCCGCTCTAAGCGGTCGATGAAGTCGCGCTGTTGCCCGACCGTCTGGCCGACGATGATCACCTTGTCTTCGACAAGACCCAGATCGCGGATCTGCTGGTCGAGACGGCTATGGATGCGCGCCCGGTTCTCGCGGGCGGCATCCCGTTCATCCCTGAAGTCTTCACGCAGCTGGCGCACCGCCTCGCTGACGGTGCTCAATTCGCGCAAGATGTCTGCATTGGAGGCTGTCACCGTTGCGCGTCACTTCTTGCAGAGAGGATCTTTGGCGCACTGGGCATTGTGCGCGGCGACCTGGTTGGTGAACTGGGGATCCTGCTTGAAGATCACGCCGCGTGTGATCGCGTTCGGCGTCAGGCGCTCGTAGCCTGCGCCTTCGCCTTCAGGTGCACTCACCGTTGGTGAGCACCCCGCCAACAAGACGGCAACGCTCACCATCCGACATTTTCCCAATAGCTTCATTGGTGACGTTCCTTTGCTTAAGTTGGACAAAGATGGACTGCCTGGCCTGACTTATAGCCGCCGCCCTGCCCTCCTCGCGAGCATCAGGCAGGGCAAAGACCTCTGCCCAAATGAAGACGGCAACGCCGGCGAGGGCCGCGCCGGCGGCGGCCGCTACGGGTAATTTGATTACGTCGAACATCAGACTGTCCCCAGCGCGTCGGCGAGCTCGTCGCCCCGCCGTTTTGCCCACCAGCGGTAGCTAATGCCGGCGGCCGTCACGAGCACGCCGACAATCGTTAGGATCGCAACGGCCTTGGCGATGAACTCGATATTGGAAAGCGGCGTGAGCTGATCGGTCGCCTGAGTGATCACCGTGCCCACCGTGCCGCCACCGGCCGCCAGATCGCCCGGAGCTTTGGGCGGCGCCGACTTGGCGTCCTCGATGCGCGCCTTTGCCTCGCCGCCTGGCACATAGACGATCTCCGGTCCAACGTCGCCCATCGCCCACGCCTGCCCGACTGCGAGGACGCCTCTGATCCGAGACATCCAGCCCTTTCCGAACGTCTTGAACGTCCTCAAGGCCCGGAGAAATTTCTCGCGCAGCGCGATGATCTTGGCGACCAGCGCATCGTGGTTCGGGTGTGCCCGCACGGCATTGAGGGTTTCCGTGCCGATCAGGCCATCGGCCTTTACGCCGAGGGCCCGCTGCAGCCACTTCACCGACTGGCTCGGCCCGGAATTAGCTGCGCCATCGAAAACCACGTATGAGATGCCGGGCGGCAGGCTGTCGCCCTTGATCAGCGCCCAGTAGCGCATGCGGTAGATGCTGTCCCTCTCTCCATTGGAGAGCAGCCGGACAGTTTGAGGTTTCGCGTCGATCGAGCGGCGGTAGTCATCATAAACCCTCTGGGTCACGCCCTGATTGGTCGCGCCGCCCGGATCATCCGGATGATTGACATATCCGCCCTCGTGGACAAGCACCTTGGCAAGGCTTTTCTCGAATTCGCCCATAATGAAATCGGCCCCAGTTTGAAACTGGAGCCGAGTGTAAGAGCGGCGGAGCGGCGTCAAATGCCGAAGCGTTACGGCCAGTAAGCGGGATTGGTAGCGAAGTCCGCGGGGATAGGGTCCATCGCCTGCAGATCGAATGACGCCTGATAGAGCGGTTGACGATATTGCCCGGCGGCAAGCAGGATCATCTGCCATTCGATCGCCGTCACGTCCACGCGGCCGGTGTCCGTCGATATGCCGATCGTCGCGCCTGGCTGACCGACATTGATGCAGGCTTGCGCAATCGGGCACACCTCATCCATCCAGCGCCGCATATCGGGATCCGAGGTGCCGATTTGGTGCACGCCGCGAACGTCGCCGAAATCATAGGCGAAACCCGCTTTCAGCCGCCGGTCGCGCTCGGCTGATACTTCATCGGCCGTGGGAGCTGACGTCAGGTCCGGCAGGATCTCCTCTTCGTACGTTATCGTACCGTCAAGGCCGATTTTAGCAACATTAGCCATGCTCAGTACTCCGCATAGAGGGCGTATTCGCCGTTGTCGGGGACGTTAACCGCTCCGGGGGTCGTCAAGCGAAGCCCGTCAATTGGGCCGGCCAAGGTCTTGCTACCGCCGCCACCGACAGTACCTGGACCCGCGTTGGAGCCAAACGCGCGGAAGATCCAGGTATTTCCGTTCACTAAAATAAGTTCGATAACCACGTCATAGGACAGTGCGGCGGAGTTGCCGGAATTGAAATAAAAGCCCGATGAGTTTGCCAGCCCCGTTCCGCTGCCGGAGTTGGCAGATCCGCCGCTGTAGCCAGAAGTCTCGGCGGCTCCGCCGGCCTTAAGCTGCAGCATCGGCACACCTGTGCCGTTTGTGCTGTACGCAGATAGAACCATAACATAGCGGCGCGGCCCCGAGGTCACCGCCCAATCCACCGCTACGTTCGCTGGAATGGGACCTCCTGAAAGTCGAACCATACCAAGCGTGATGTCGCGATCTGGTACAGTGATCGTTCGCGCCGCCGTCAGCACGCCAGCGATCGTCAGCCTGAACGCCGACAGGATCAGGCCGAACGTCGAACCCTCGAACCGAGCATTGGCGATCGTGCGCGTGGTCTTGAAGATGCTGGTGATCAAATTGGCGAACGTGACCTTTCCAAGCGCCCATGCGCCGTTGCTGTTCGCAAATCCAAACTCGTCGGCGTCATCGATGGCGGTCTTGCCGGTCGCCGCATGGAACGCAGCAGCAATGCCCACGAGGACCTGACCCCAGATGGCCGTCACCTTCGCAAGATAGTGTTTCGTGGAATATAAGCCGGATCCGGGGATAACCTCAGTATCTTCAGGGTCATTCGCGAACTTGCTCGCAAGGACTGCGCTACCTCCCGCCGCTCCGGCACTGCCGGCCGCTGCGCCCGCGCTTCCGGCCGCCGCGAAGGCAGAGGCGCCGGCCGCCTCTGCATACTCCTGTGCGTTGCCGATATCTCCGGAGTTGAACCCCTCTACAAGTCGATCACCCTCGCGGACGAGCGAAAAGCCGTCGCGAATGCCAGCATCGATGGTCAGCGGAGTTTCACCGAAGTCCATCATCAGGGTGCGGCCGAAGTCCCGTCGCAACTCCTGCTGCACCGTGGCAACCTTCGAGAGCTCCTTTTCGAGCGCCGTCATGTCGAGCAATGTGCCCTTGTTGACGCCGGCGCTACGTTCGGCGACACGTTGCGAGACGACCACGTATTCCGACGTGACCGGCAGGTTCGCCCCAAATTCAATCGTGAAATAATCGAAAGGCAGACCGTCGACCTTCTCGACGGTGACGGCCGTCTCGGCAAAACGGGCGTCCTCGTCAGCACGTGAGTAAACCTTGACGTCTTCCAGATCGAAGATCTTCAGCCCATCGAACGGCCCATAGACCGCACCGCCGTTGCCGACGAGAATTTCCGTCTGCCGGACCTGCCGAGGAATGGGATATGGATTGGTCATGACCGCCCTGCCCTGATGCTGGTATCAGAGCAAAGGGTACGGGTCGGATGGGCCGGTTAAGTGCGGTCAGCGGACGACGTAGCCCTTGCCGGCCATGCAGCCACGCTCCACCATCATCACGCGGTAGCCTTCCATGCGATACTGGCCCGCCAGCGCAGCCTTGGCAGCCTCGCCCTGGCACACGGCCTTGTCGACCTCGACCTGTTTCGCGCCGGCCGGCGTCGCATCCGACCGCTGGCCGTCGGAGACGCGATAGTAATATTGCTGTGAGACACACGCCGAAAGAAGCGCACCCACCGAAAGTACAACAAGAATTCGCAAAAGAACCTCCCCGACGCCAACCCGACAACCTAAGCACGATCAGCGTCGCCAAGGAAGAGACAGGCTACTCTGTCCCCAGCGCGGCTTCAGGCGCCGGCAGCCGCCGGAACTGCAGCTCGCCAGGCTCCCACCACATTGACGAGGCGCGTTTCTGGCTTTGGAAGCTCTTGTCCGCGTCAGGATCCATGATCCATTGCAGCTGATCGACGAAGGCGCGGCGATAGGCGGCGCGGGTGAAGGGATGCGACGACAGGATCGGCGTGTAACGGCCGACATATTTCGAGGCGCTGCGCCCGAGCTTCTGATCGTCGGCTCCGAGGATCGAGCGGATCCCGCGCAACGTCACGTCGAGGCTGTCGCCGATGAACGCGACACCAGGACCAGGTAGCGTTTGAGCGAAGCTCTGCCCGTACTGGTTTTCCGCCCGGTTGACGAAATCAGCGAACAGGCCGCCGCCGCCGCCCTTGACGAACGCCTTGCCCCAGAAAGCCGGCGTGGTCATATCCTCCGGATCCTTGCCGTTCAACACGTTCAGCACCTGCTGGTAGAACCCGGCGCCGATCGTCAGCGGGATTGCCATAGCCGAGAAGTACCAGGCACCGCGGGCGACCTTGCCACCCTTGGAACGCCCGAGCATGGAATAGAGATAGATCGCTTCGAGCTGGCGCGCGGTGAAGCTCATGCCGAACGACATGAACTGCGCCGCAAAACTGCCAATCTCCCCAAGCGGCGTCCCGCGCGGGTTGCCGCCATCGATGACGCTCTTGATCCTCGGGTCGCCGGACGGAACCGACCGCTCCGACCATTGGGCAATCATCTCGGCATATTTCTCCGCAAGCGCCCGGTGACCGGTCCTTTCGAAAATTCCGCCCGGATCGAGAAAACCCATGTCATCAACGCCCGCACGCATCTTGTGCCAGTCGTCGGGCGTGATGTCGAAGCCGGCCATGGTCCGCTGCAGCAGCGGATCGAGGTCGATCCAGTCGGTATCCTTTTCCGCATAACCGCCCAGGGTCTCATGCCAGGCCGACGCCTCGATCCGCTTTCGGGCATCGGTCAAAGGCGCCAGAGCATTCCACGTCAGCGAGCGGTCGACGAGATAGCGGCTCCATTCATTCCCGAACATCTGGTCGACGAAACGCGCCTGCTCGTTCATCGTGTGCAGGTAGTCTTCCCAGATCACCGCCCGCCGCGCCATTGCCCGGCGATCGCCGTCGCGGGCGAACCGCTGCAGCATCGGCACCAGCGATGACGTCACAGGAAGGCCGGCAAGGCGCCGCGCAGCGGCCGAGACGAACGGATCCGTCGAGAACGCCAGGATACCGGTCGAACCGAGCATGGCAGAGGTCGCGACATTGCGGATGTCGCCCGCGATCTTCGCCGGCGCGTCAAGCACCGTCTCGCGGCCGCGCAGAGCCCGCCAGAGGCTGCCGATGCGATAGTCGGCCCACTTGATGGCCGATTGCCCTGGCGGCTTCCCCTGCAGGTCTATGGCGCCCGCCTGGCGCTTGCCAAGATTGACCTGTACCGATTGTTTCAGCCACTCGACCGTCGCATCCGGGTTCGGCCCGAAACGCTCCATCGCGGCGATATCCTTGGATATTCCGTTGATGTGGTTGAAGATCGAGCCGATCGCATCCCGGTTGCCGAATTTTTCGTTATAGGTCAGCCAGGCCTGCGCATCCTTGAAGATCAGGAAGCGGCCGTCCTGGTACCGGCTGGCGACCTTGCCCTTGCCGAACTTCCGCCCCTCCGGCCGCCGATGCGCCCAGCCGTCCGATGTGATGGTCTCGAACACATAGTCGAGCGATGCGTCGATCCCGTCGACACCGATGATCTCGCCCGTGTTCGGATTGGTCATTTCAGCCGGGTCGAGCAGCGGCCGGATGAAATCCTTCCACTTCTGCCGCGCCTCCGCCGGCGTTCGGCCGAGCTTGCGGATCTCCCGCCTGTTATGACTGTGGACGATGCCCCAGTCGGCGCGCTTCTCGATATTGCCGCCAGCGGCATTAAACCGCTGGCGCAGATCTTCGAGCACTCCGGACAAGGCGCCGGCGAGCGCCTTGGCCGTCTCATTGGCCGTATGCTCGCCGTGCATCGCCTTGATCAGATCCGGCAGGTCCGCCTTGTTCATCCGGAAGCCAAGCCCCTTAGAACGCCGGAAATGATACATAACGTCGGAAAGCTGGCTGTGCGCAAGCGCAATGATCGCCTGCGACTTACCCTCCATCGACGAAGTACCCTTGAAGCCGTTGTGGATCATGAGCGACAGAACCGCGTCGAGCTGGTTGGGATTGCCGTTGCGGTCCCGGTAATTCTCGATGAAGCCCGCGACTTCCTTGCGCCTCGCTTCGGAAAGTAGCACCTGCCGGCGCTGTTCCTTGGCATCGGCCCGTAGCGCCGCCGCCACCTCGTCACGCGCAGCGGCCGCCGCCTGCGCATCCGTCATGCCAGGGCGCTTGCGGCTGAACCGCGCCTGGTAATAGCGGTTCAGCTCCTCGGCCTGCCGGGTATTGATAACACCCTGTTGGACAGCGGAATTCAGGCATTCACGAAGGCTCATAGCTTGCAGCTTTCCAGTACGTCGGCGAGCAGGTCGGGTTCATCGGCCATCTCAAGCGCCTCGGCGGCCGACATGATTTTGACATTCCCGTCGCCGTCTTCCACGGCGATGAAGTCGAGGAAGTTTTCGGGGTTGCCGTTGGCATCGCGGGCCGGTTCGACGATGTCACCGGCCTGCACCTCGGCCGCCACGATCGCCGCATCGTCGCGCGGTTCGACAGGATTGGCCGGTCGGATCGTCTGACCTTCGAGCGGATCCGCACGGACCGCAGCCGCGGCCGTAGGACGGTTCCCTGGCCTTTGTCGCGCCGCAGGTACCTGCTCGCGATAATCCAGTGCGTCCAGCTGCTCGCCCATGTTTTCCGAAGGCCGCACGGGCTGCTCATTTTCGGAGACCCAGCGAAACGCTTCCTCGCGATCCATGATGCGGCCGTCTGCATTGATGAACCCGGTGAATTCCGGCGACCCGAACTCCTCCCGGCCGTACCGCTCCGCAAGGCTAAAATGAACGTCGCCCGGATTGCCGATATAGACCCGGCCGTCATCATGGATATTGGCAACGACAACGCCGCGCTCCGGCAGGTCGCCACCGCCAACCTCGACCGTGGTGCCGTCCGAACGGGTTGGCCGAATGGCTTCGACCTGCTCCCCGATCGCATCCACCCGATCGGCGACTGCGTCGATGTTGCGGGCAGCGTCGTCGACGGTATCGGCAAAGAACGTGTCGCCGATATCGTCGATTGCGTTCGGATCGCCGGCGAACATCCGCTCGTATTCGTCCGGAGAGAAGCGCGACGGCAGGCCGGCTTCCTCGTCGGCCACCAGGCGCTCGACGATGTCGGGCGGCGGGTTGTTGTCCGGATCTTCGGCATAACGCTGCGCCGCTTCGAAAACCCGGGCTTCCGCCGGCGAGGCGTCCGGCGAGATCATCACCTCGTCGAGAACGCGATCCTCGAAAGACCGGTTGATCAGGTCGAGCCGATCCGGCGTCAGATCGATATTCATGGCCTTTGCCATGGTCTCGATGTCGCCCGGCTCCGGCCGGCCTTCGAGCACGCGGGCGGCTAGCGCCTCGCCGCCCTCCCCGAGCTTGAACACTCGCGCCAGTTCCGCGCCGCCCTGCACCGTGCCGCCGAACAACGCGCCGAAGGTCGCGGCAATGCCGGCATTGGCGAGCATATCGCCCATGCCGTGTTCCAGCCCGGCCGCCGCCTTGCGGTCCTGGCTGATCCCCTGCAGGACCAACTCCTGCCCGCCGTTGATCATCGCCTCGGTCATGATCGTCTGGCCGATCCGGCCGGCAACGGTTTTTGCCGTGGATCCGCCGGCGCCGAGGAAGGCCATGCCCCACTGCGCCGGATCCCGCGCGGCACCCGTCAGGCCGCCGGCGACCTGAGCCGAGAGCCGACCGAGCATGCCGAGCTCCGGATTTTGCGCCGCGAGCCCAGCATCGCGCTCGGCGTCGCGCATCACCCGGTTGCGTTCGTCGAGGATCGGCCGGGCGATTATGCCGGCGATCTTCGGGTCGCGGTCCGCCAGCTCGGCCGCCCGTGCGTTGAATTCCTCTTCCTGCAGGCGCAGGTAATCCGGGCTCACTTGGCTCGGAAGCGCCGTTCCGCCGCCAGCCGCCTGCGCCGCAAACACTGCCGCCATGTCGCGATCGACGCCCGAGGCGACCCGCATCGGGTTCGCCAGCTGCACGCCCGTCAGGTCGCTGATCAACCCGATGCGCTGGTCATAGGCCTTTTCGAGCGCATCGGAACCGGCATTCGTGTTTTCGATGACGCGCATCGTGTCATCGGTCGTTTCCGCCGCGCGAGACCAGGCCTCACCCCAACTGACCGGACCTTCCGAGATACTTTTTGGCAGCGAAGAAGGATCCCGCAGGCCCCAACCTCGCCAGGTGTCCGGCTTTTGCGGCTTGGCATAAAGCTTCGCCTGGTTCTCGTGCAACCGCTCTGCGTAGGCACTGGCGTCGGCGGGAGACTTGAACTTTCCGAGATGCTGACCACTGGATCGATAAAGGGCGATCGCGTCGTCGTCGCCCAAGATCTTGCCATCGGGAGATACTGTCGGAATGAGGATTTCCGAACCATCCTCCCCAAACGACATCGACCGGACGGTGCTGATCGAACCGTCGTCGTTCTTCACGACGGGCCGTTTCGTCAGGTCGATATTTCCCTGTTCGAGCAGGCCAGCGGTGTCCGTCATCGATACGCCCCCGGCACGCGGGGTTCGAGGGCCGAGCGCATATTGCCGAGATCGAGCACCACGGGATTGCCTTTTTCGTCGGCGATGAACATCGGCGAACCGCCGGCGGGATCCCCGAGGGCAAAAGTGAAACCGCCATTGACGGCAATCGGCATCGCCTTCTGAAAATCCTTGGCCGTCCAGACGCGGCCGTTCTTCGCCTTCACCGGGCCCACATCGGCATCGGTAAGCGCCTCCATCAGCCGCGGGAAGCGATCGGCACGGATAGACGGCGGCACCAGCACCTTCTGCGCCCGATAGGTGAAACCGCGATCATAGTCGGCGAAGCCGCCATACTGGACGTCGCCGGCGAAGGTGGCGCCCGCCGCTTCCTGGTAGGCGCGCTCATAGATGGGCTTCGCCTCTTCCTTCTTCGGATCGATGCCTGCGTCATAAAGCCGCTTGCGCGCGATCGCACTCGCGGCCTGGTCGAGCCGGCCGATCTCGGAAGGCGTGAAGGCCAGCGCCACGCCGGTCATGTTCTGCGCTGCGGGAATGCGTTTGGTGTTCGGGATGTCGGTATAGGCCTTTCCGTCCGGCGTCTTTCCGAACCCGGAGATCAGGTCGAGCGCCGCCTGTCGGTTGCCGCCGGCGGCGATCAGCCCGCCAGACAGCGCCACGGCCGGCGCGCTCTCGCCGAGCTCGCGGAACAACGCGTCCGTATCACGGCCGGCAGCATCGACCAGACCGGCCGCGATATCGAGCCCGCGCTCCGGATCCGCCTTAACGGCCGCCTCGATCGCATCAGCTTCGCCCGGCCGGAAGAACTTGGGAGAAACCCCGAAATGTTGCGCGGCCGCCTTGGCAGCGTTGATCCGTTCGGCAAATGCGCCGGAGACGCCGGCGGGGTCGATCTCTCCATCAAGCGGCAAGCCCGGCGATGCCGGCAGCACGCCGAACCGTTCGGCGACGCCAAGCGGGTCGGTGCGCAGATCCTTGCGGTGCTCGGCAATCTGCTGCTGCGCGAAATCGATGTCGTCGCTGGTCGCCCCATCGCCGAGCAAAGCCTTGACGCTCTTTTCGACGGCCGCGATCGGCTGGGTCCGGATTGCCTCGGACACCCGCATGCGCGCAAGCGTCGAGGTGGCGATTTCCTTCCCCTTCGGCGCCGTGCCGGCATCGAGCTGGAAACGTGCGACTTCCTCGGCCGTCACCGGCAGCCCGCGGGCGACACGTTTCGCCAGGTCCTCGCCGCGCTTCGCAAAATCGGCATTGGCCTTGACGTCCTGTGTCCGCCGCGCGTCCTCGGCGCCGACGAGCCCTTTACTGATCTTGTCCCAGTCGTCGGCCGTCACGCCCGGAAGATTGCCCTCGGCATAATCCTTGGTCATCTCGGCGCGCAGGGTCTTGATGTCGTCGACCGATTTCGTCGCCGCCTGGCGAGTGTAGAAACCGACCGTCGTTTCCGATCGGCTTTTCGCCTTGAACTTCTCCGCGTCGTCGAGATCGATGACACCGCGCGCGGCGGCACTATCCCAATGCGCGTCGATCGACGACTGCAGGTCCGCAAGCGAGGCGGCGCCGGAGGGATCGGACGGATCTAGACCGGCGAGCGCCTGGCTCTTGCGGTTTTCGAATTCCTCCATCCGGCCGAAAAAGTCGACCTTCGTTTGCAACTCGTCGCGCTGGCGCTTTTCGTTGCCCGCCTTGGCCAGGAGAGCACCCTGCCGCTTGCGGTAGGCAACGGTGTATTCAGGCGCGATCTCCTCGAGCACATTCTCCTTGAGATCCGCCGTCAGGTTCTCCTCGAGCGCCTGGCGCAGTTTCTCGGGATCGTCCCGATAGGCGTCATAGATCGCCTGCTGGTTTTGCTCCATGGCGAGATCCGCCATTTCGAGATAGGTGCGCATCCCCTGCACGTCGTAGGCGCGGCCATAGACGGTATCGCGCCCTGTTGGACGGAAGTCATTCGGCTTACCGCGCTCGATGGTAACCGGCTCGCGCGCCGGCGCCTCGACCCGCGTAGCGGAAACCGGGCCAACGGACGCGGCGGAAGGCAATTTGCTGTACGAACCGCCACCGGCTTTCGAAATCCATTTTCCGGCAAACTCACCGGCCGTCATCCCCGGCTGACCGCCATTCAGGCGAACCGCATCCGCGCCGACAACGTCGACGGCAAGAGCGTTTGGATTTGCGAGTAGCTTCGACGCTCCGCCGGCGCCTTGCTGGTGAGCCAGATAAAGCTCGCCCGTCGTCGGCTCACGGCCCAAGGTCTTGCGCAGCGTCGCGGCATTGTCCTTCAGGAGGCGGGCAGCAGCATCTGACGCCTGCGCGGGGTCGAAACGGTCGCGGAGATTGTAGGTACGGGCCGTCCCATCGACAAACTGAAATAGCCCACCGGCACTGGAGTTCTTATTGCGAGAGAATGGATTGAAATCGCTCTCGATGCCCGCGATGGTGGTCAGGGCATCAGGATCGACGGCGTTGCGTACAGCGGCATCAACGATGATCTTTCGGATTTCGGCCGGTGGGACACGCACACGCGCCACGCCGTCCGCCGGCGCCGGCACCGGACCGCCGCCAGTCACCGTGCCGGCGGTGGGCGCGCCGGCCAATGCGTCGCGCGCGCCGGCGGCCTTCCCTGCCAGCGCCGCTTGCCGGTCGGCACGCTCGCCGAATTGGTCGGCGAGCCGAGCAAGCCCGGTCGCCACCTTGCGTTCGAGGTCGCCATTGTCGCGGGCAACGGAAAGCAGGCCCTCGGCCAGCAGCGGCTGCGCTTCGAACCTACGGTAAGAAACTGGATCGAGACGACGGTTTGCCATGTTAGCCCCTGTCCGCAATTGACATGGCGCCCTTTAGGCCGATGCCTATCGCATCGAAGACGCCGGAAGATTTCGCCTTTTTCGCCCGCTTGCGATAATTAGCCTCGCGTTCCTGCAGTCGAGCGATCCGGGTTTGCTCGGTCCCGATATCGGTTTCGAGCGCCAGATCACCCTGCCGAAAAGCATCAGCGCGGGCCTGCGATGGCGTACCGAACGACAGGTCGACGCCGGAGGCGGCATTGGCGACATCCTGGCCGGCCACACGGTCCATCATTTCAGCCTTGATGCCGGTGCGGCGATTAATCCCCTGCAGGGTTTCCAGCGGCTGTTCGCGGGCCGCATCGTCGGCCGCGAGCTCGAATTGCTCCGCCTCCGCATTGCCGGCCGATAGCGCGCTGACCGCGCCGAACACGCTGGCGGTTCCCTGCAGGAGTGTCGACAGGGAAAACCCTCCGGCAGTGGCCGCGCCGGCGGTCCCGACAGCACCGGCAGTCGTTGCCGCAGCTGGCGCAGCAGTCGTAAACAATGCGGCAAACGCCGTCGCAAGTTCGGTCACAGTTTCACCCCCGGAATATAATCACGCACTCGCAGCCGCCCCGGCCGCGCTTGGCTGATGACCAGCGTTGGATCCATGCAGGCGCCAACCAGTCCAGCGATCGCCTTGTGCCCGGTGAAATTCTTCTTCGGCGCCGCAAGATTGTCGCTCGCGAGATTGAGCGAGACATTGCGCGGCGGCCGGCCGTTCGCGCCGATCGCGATCGAGGCAGTGTTTTCGAGGTAGAGCCGCACGGAACCAACCTTGCCAGGCCTGCGCACGACGTCGTCATTCGGCAGCACCCGGGTATAGGGCATGCTTTCGTAGACAGGCGCGATCCAGATGCCGATTTTCGCGGGTCGCGAAACGACCTCGGTTTGAACGACGCCGCCCGAAACGGTGAACGGGCCGAATATATCGCCGTCAATCTCCGCCCACACGGTCTTGCCGTTCAGCGCCGCAAGCCCGCTGGCCTGGCCTGTCAGGTCCGTGGTGACCTCGAACGTCATCTGGAAGAGGTTCATGCTCTCCTCTTGAGCAACCTCCTGTGTGATCACCCCGCCGCGCTCGATAGTCAGCCAGACCTGTTCCTGCCCGTCAACCGAAAGCCCGTGCACGAAACCGCCCCCGGCGATCGGCCATTCGCAGGCCGCCATGATCTCTTGGCTCTTGTTGATCACGCAGACGACGACACGGCCGTCCTCGCGCAACAGCCACAGCCGATCGGATACCATCATCCCGGTCTTGTGCTGCACCCACATCAGCTTGATATTGCGCACCAGGTCCTCGGCATCGGCGCCGTTGAGGTCGTTTTCCGGGTTCGGCGCAAACATTTCCGTCACAGCGTCATAGGCGACCGAATAGAGCCGCCCGCCATCGGTGGACACAAAATAGACTTTGCCTTCGAGCTTGACCGGCCGGCACGTCCGCTTGATGCCGATCTCGATCGCGCTCACCCAGTTGAGTGGTTTGTTGCGCTCGACCGTACGGTTGGAAGCGAAATAGACATTCTGGTCGGTGAAGGCGAGCAGGTAGGTAGCGTCGATCATGTGCAGGATCGTTTCGGATGTCTCGGTCCGTAAGGCTTCGAGGCGAGCGGCGTTGTCCTGCTGCGCCTCGATATTGAGATCGAAATATTCACCGATGCGAGACATGGCGATCGCCGCGGAGCGGGCCTTCGGCGCGAAATAGCTCATTCGATCCTGAAACAACGCCGCACCGCCAAAACCGCCTCTCGCGGCCGAGATCAGCGGTTCGCCTTCGGTCTTCCCGATCTTGGTATGACTGGACAGCGCCGAAGCACCGGACGTATTGGTGACCTGCGCATCGAACTGGTATTCCGCACCCGACAGGACGCCGCCGAAGGTTATCCGCCAGGCCGAGAAAAATTCTACGTTCGACAGATTGATGACGGTGACACCGCTCGACATTCCCGGCAGGTCGGAGATCGCGGCCTGCAATGCCGCAGCAAATCCTCCGCCGGTTGGAACGGCGTCGGTTGTGTTACCATCCACGGTGACGGAAATCGCCAGCGATCCGATCCCTTCCGACCACCGCAGGCTCATCGTCCAGACATCGTCGGTCTTCACGTAGACCCCGCCGAGATCGACCTCGGGCAGCTCGCCATAAGGCCAGGCGGAAACCGTCCAGAGCGTATCGTTTGCCGGGTTTCGCAACAGGCGAATGCCGTCCCAGATATCCCGATGAAAAATGCCGAACGTGTTCGCCTCGCCGTAGAAGGTCAGTTCAGGCACCATGGCGGCCGTAATCGCGGCGACGGCGCCGGTCGTGATGGTCGCGACCTTCACCCGGTCGTTACGCCAGATATCGACGCGCCCGGTCCGCACAATGACTGTGTAGGAAAGGATCGGACTAATCCGCAAAACGGCTTGGTTGCAGACCCCGGCAATGCCAGCGCCGGCGTACACCGTACCGGGTAGCAGGTTGAAGCCGGATTGCGGAACGGGCTCCACCCCGACCATCCGGATCGCCCCGTTGTAATACTGCTTGATATTGACCTTGCCACGCAGGGCCTTGGAAAGCTGGCCAGCGTTTGCGCTGCTTTTGAGGGGCCCGGAAATGCGGCTCATGCAAACCTCCCAGCCCAGTGGTCACCGCCGGAATGGCGCGCGTTCGTGAGCACATCCTCCTGGGCCTGCGGCTCGCCCACCGGATTGCTCGCCTTGTCCTGGGCCATGAGCCGACCGAACAGGCCGCCCGTCCCGTCGCGCGAGGCGGTACCGAATGCCTCGACGAGTTTGTCGGAGCGCATGTCGGTGTCCTGCCAGACCGGCACCGCCAGATAGCCGCCAAGAGCGATCACGAAAGCGCCGCGCCATTCCGGCGGCCAGGTGTCGGGATCCACCTCGACCTTGCATAGCGACCAGGTGTCCTCACGGTCGCAGTAAAGCTTGCCCTCTTCGATGGTGAAGTCGCGCACGGGAGTTCGCCGACGCGCATCATCCATGATCTTCAGGGGATTACCGATACGACCGCCGGGAAGGTCGAAGCCGTAGCCCCAGCCGTTGTCCGGCGTTACCGCATGCCGCTGGTTTCGGAACGTTTTGCGGGCAAAACTCCAGTCATGCATGCCGAACGTGCGGTCGATCACCGGCTGCCACGTATTCTCGATCTGCTCGGCAAGATCACTGTCGTCGTCGATCGAGAACATCGGGCCGGCGCCGATATCGGTCAGAGCCCAGTTGATGATTGTCGCCTTGTCGATCGTCATTGCCGCCCGCCGGAAAAAGAAAGACCGCGGCCAGATTACCGGCCGCGGTCGAGCGTTGAGTGCGAAGCGGACGCGCTTATGCGCCGGCCGCGTCACCGTCATAGGCGACTGTCACGTTTCCGGTGGAAGGAACGGCCGTGAAGCGGAACGCGATGCGGTCGATCGTGCCATCGACGTCAACAATCGCGTCGACGCAGTCACCGACTTTGACGACTTCGCGGCACGTATTGAACCAGCCAGCCGCGATGACTTCAGCTGCGGTTTCATTGGCCGCGTAATTATACCAGGATACCTGCCGGTTGCTGGGCAAGGTCACGGTATTGTAGCGCTTAAGTGCGCGAGGATCTGCAGGCATAGCCTTCTCCAGTTCGGAATTGAGGGATAAGAACCGGGCGGCAAGCGCCCGATCCGGCCTTATGCGATGCGGATCGCCGAGCTGATCGCGAGCTTGCGAATGCGCTTGACGCCTTCCGGAAGCAGACCAACCGCGGCTCCGGACAGCTGCACCTTGCAGAGGTTCGGTGTACCTTCCATCTCCGGCAGGGGATCGATGGTCATGTTCTCCTGGTCCCATTCGATCTCGCAACCGACCGCCTTTTGAGACCAGGCGAAGGTGTCGAGATAGCCGGTCCCGGTAAAACCGGGAGTGCCAGGCACATAAGCACCAGTGCCATAGACGAAATGTTCGTCCGGCAAGGTCATGATGTGAACGCCGCGGAACGTCTTTTTATTGACGCGCCCGTTCATGGCGAAGGGAAGCTCCTTATCGCCGAGATAGTCGGCGTTGGAAAATTCCTTGTACATCAGGAGCTGCGAGAACCAGACGTTGGGGATCGCCCAGTAAAGCTCTTCGTCGGAGCCCGCACCGGTGATCTGGTCTGCAACGGCGATCGCATCGAGCAGGTCGACGCGTTCGGCGCCGGTGCCAATGGTCTGGACAGTGGTCGGGGCATCGGTCAGCGTGGATGTCGCGCCGGCGAACGTATTAAGCGCGTCGAGCTTCATCTTGTCGCGCTTGCGGCGCACAGCGTTCCCCATTTCGTCGGCAAGCGCCGCCTGCAGGCTCGGCCCCATTTTCCGGACGTCCTGACTGCGGAACGTCGTCGCGGCTTCGAAGTCCTTCGTCACCAGCGTGAGCATGTCGAGGTTAATGTCGGACAGCTTCACTTTCTGGATGGCCCCGGAAAGCTCGTACATCTCGATACGGCCGCCGACGACGGGGAACTTGACGACGCCAGCACCGCCCTCGCCGCGCATCATGGTTCCGTCCAGGAAGCCGCCCTTGGAGCGGTAACGCGTGCGGACCTGGTCGCGGATTTTTTCAGTGAACCAATTCGGAATTCCAGGCATAGAAAAGCCCTCTGTTGAGTGATGGACGAAATCACCGAGAGGGCCGATTAGCCGGAGCCTTGGCCGGGTCCTGTGAAGGATAGCCAGCTTATATTCCAGGTCGCTCCCGTCCGGTTAGCATCGCAATGCTGCCACCGGTCGGGAGCCGTTCAGTGCGGGATCAGTCGCCGTGGACGCGCTGATAGTCCGCCTGCAGCTGGTCATAGCTTTTCTGGTCGAATTTTGCGTGTCCCCAGGTGTTCTCCGGAAGGGATTGCCGCCGCGTCAGTTCTGTCTTGGGATCGGCCCCGCCGCCGCTAGGCAGACCCAAGGAGGGGCCGCCGCCAGACGCGCCGCCAGAAAGCTGGCGGATCGCCTCGAAGAAGCGATGCCCTTTGGCGCTGTCGCCCAGCATCGCCTTGGCATATTCGGCGACTTCCTTGTCAACTCCGATGTTGCGCGCGATCAACCCGTCGACAAAGGCCTCGTTGTCATTCATCCGCTTTTCGCGGGCGATCCTCTGTTCGGCCTCCGGCAGGTGGCGCGCAGCTTCCGGTACCAGAGCCGCCTTTTCGGCAGCCTCGTCGACGACCGGTTCCATCAATCCCATCTCGGCAGAGACGGCGAGGAATTCGGTCACGAGACCTTGATAGGCGGCAACCGGAACCTTCAGCTCCAAGGCCTTGTCGGAAACCCTGCCAAACAATGGATCTGCTCGCAGCGTGTCGAGGTGCGGCTTGATGGTCTCCGAAATTTCCCCCTGAAACTCGGCATAGGCGTCAGGGGTTTCGGGAACGCCGGAATTCGCATCCTTGTCGCGATAGCCCTTCAGCGCGTTGGCCATCTTGTCCATGGTGTCGTTCTGGTCCTTCCCAAGCATGTGCTCGGGCAGTCCCTGGGGCCGATAGAAATCACCTGCGGCGGGCGGACCGCCACCACCCGCCGCAGGTTCCGCCGCCGATGGAGCCGGCGGGCTTCCTGCAGCTGCGGGAGGAGCAGCGGCAGGAATGGAGGGTTCAGCGGCCGCCGCGGCAGGTGCCGGAGCACCGCCGCCGCCATCGGCCACGTTGAAGGTCATGCGATCGAGGAAGTTTTTCATTGCCCAGCTCCATTTGGGTTTTTGGCGTCATTGACGAGTTTCTGGCCGTGCGCGATGGCCTTCAGAACGACTTCGGCGAAACCGTTGATCCCCTGCCGGGTCGCGGCATTGAGCGCCGTATGCTCGATCGAACCGGCGGTCACCCGGAGGGGCTGGCGAATGGAGATGTCCATCATCCATTCGAAGATCGCCCGTCCCTCTGGCGTATTGTAGAGCCCCCACATGAACTTCGAGACGTCGTCCGCGGGCTGCAGCTCGGCTGTCTGGAGCTGCGGCTTGAATAATTCTTGTAGCGCCTCCCAACCGCCGCCGGCAGCACCCTGTTCGAGGAGGTCTAGGGGCTGCGCGGCACGCGCGCTGATGAAAGGGCCACTCACTTACGCGGCCCTCCGCATATCGGCCACAGCAACATCCTTGAGCGCACCCGGCGCTTGCTTCGCCACTTCCGCCGCCATCATCGCCGCCAGCTGCTGCTGGCGGGCGGCGGCGATGTCACCCTCGATCTTCGTGCGGACGTCGCCGGTTGGGATCAGTTCCTTTTCGATCTGGAACCCATCGGCGATGCGCTCCAGCGTCTTGTCGCGGTCAAGGTAGACGGGCGCCTGCTCCGGACCGACAAATGCCTGCACCATGTCCCAGTAGTTGGCGATCGCGGCGATGCGATCGGCGTTCAATGCCGCCTGCATCGGGGAACGGACTTTCACGGCAATGAGGAGATCGTCGACCTGGCGCACCATCGGCAGCATGCCGAACTCGTAAAGGATCTCCGCAACGCGTGGCACGATCACCGGCATGATCTCGTTTACCAGCCGCCCGAAGGCGCCTATATGGATGTTCGCCCGCTGCTGCAGGCGCCCTGCCATTTCAGAGGCGGACCGCGGCGTCCCCTCGTAGTCTGGCAGGCGGGTGTCGAACATTGCCGACTTGATCTGGGTCTGCAGATCGCCGATCAGCATCTGCGCAACGTTCATATTTCCTGACGCCGGATCGAGGCGCTGGACGTCCGGCCCCATCATGCCGCCGGTGGACTGCATCGCCCAAAATTCGCCTGGCCCCATTCTGACAGTGTTAGGATTGAAGGTGCCGCCGGAGCGATATCCCCAGATCCCGAGCATCGAGATGGCTGCGCTCTTCAAGGCCAGTTCCTGCGCCTTGTTCACCGTCTTGATTGTCGGCAACGCCGTCAACACGACACCGCGGCCATAGGCCTCGCCAGGCACACGGTAATAGCGCGGGAAAGCGATTGGCTGGGTCCGATACCGCTCATGCTCGATCAGTTCGGTCGACTTGTCGAGCCGCGCGCCGAAATGCCAGCCGGCCCCCTCGATCGGCGATTTCCACCATTCCTGGTAGATCTTGAAGATCTCGGAAGGCTTCGTCTTGGCCCGATCCTTAAAGCCGTCGGGATAGCGGCCTTTCGGCCAGGCGGAAACGATTTGCTCGGCTGTCAGATCCTGCGCCCAGGAACCAAAGGTTACGCGGCCGTAGCCGTCGCACTCGATAGCCAGCTGATCGAATGGGATGCAGGCAAAAAGGACCGGATTGTTCGGCGTGCCCTTGACCGGCAGCAATGCAGCGGTACCGATCGCCAGGTCGACACACATCTCGTGTATCGCCGTGTCCCAGTCACCCGCCAGGAAGAACGGATGGATCAGCGATGAGGTTCGCGAGAGCTCCCGATCGAACGCCTTCTTGTCATCCGCGCTCAGCTGCATCGCCGCAAGCGGTCCGGTCTCCATCTCGAAGGTGGATTGTCCGGCAGGGAAAAGATCCCGCTGCAGGTTGCCGGCAAAGTACATCGCCGACATCGGCGCCGTCATGTCGAACAGCCTATCCGGCTGGCGTGGCTTGCCGTTGGTGCCGCCGGAAGGCCGGCGCATCGGCACCGCGTAGTCGTAGGCTTCCTGGTAAATCGGTGTCCAGCCGGAGCGGCCCTGCCAGGTGCTGTTGCTGCGGGTTTGCAGCCAGGTCATATCGACCTTGAAATCGCCCTGCATCAGCCGAGTGCCTTCGGCAGCGCCTCGGAACCATCCTCGAACAATCGACGGCCGCGCGGCGCACGGCGCGTCGCGCTCACCGCCTTGTCATTCCGGTTCAGTTCGGCAAGCTGGCGATCGTTCGACACCTCCTGCAACTGCCGGCTTTTCTCGGCCGCCTTCTTCGCACTGTCGTCGCCGCCGCCGAATAGTCCCTTGACCGCTTGCATGATCCGCTTCCCCTTCGAAAATCCAGACCGTTCCACCATCCAGACGGAAACCGCAGAGGCGCGCCATGCGCTCGCCCGTGCGGTTCCCTGTCCAGACGTGGCAGAACACCACGGCACCATGATCGGCGAAGAGCTTCAGCGTTGAGTGCGCCAGCCTGCAGAGGGCGAGGATGTGAGCGCGGGCACCCGGCCGGAGCGACAGGCAGAACTCCCAACGACCGGCCCGATCCGGCACGAGGTAGACGACGGCGAGCAGCTCGCCGTCATGAAGCATGGCGAAGCTGTCGCCGTTGCTGCGCATCCAGAGCGCGGCCTTGCGCGCGAGCGCCCGCCCGCCCGCGCACGTGAGGCAGTCGACAAAATCCGCCGGCGACTGGACGGTCAAACGTCCCATACGTTGAAATCACCCGGCCTCTGGCGGCCCTCGACCTGGCGGCCGCGCTGCAGGCCAGCCTGCACCCTCGCGTTCTGCGCGCCGCCGGCATCGACCGCCTTAGAGACCAGGGCGGCAATGCCGAGCTGGCCGAGGCAGCGGTACTGCTCGGCGTCGTGCGGGTGCGAATGAGGATTCTTGTGCACCTCGCCCTTGTCGGTCTCCTGCGCCGAGGTCTTTTTCGTGAACTTGTAGTGGGCCTCGAAACCGCCGATGATCATCCTGCAGCTGGGGTCGGCGATGTAGCCTGGCGTAACGTTATCGATCGTCAGGCCGAGATAGTGCTTGACCGCCTCTTGCCGGATCGACGGTTCGTTCGATGGCGCCGGCATGATCGGAAAGCCCACGATCGCCGACAGCGTGTTGACCCAGTGGAATTCGCCCGTGTTTGTGTCGGCGCCGTACCAGGCCGAAGGATCCGCCCATGCGCCGAGGATCGGAATATGCGGGAAGCGGGTCACCAGCAGCGACAACATCATGTGGCCGAACCGCGTCGGCCCGGTTCCCGGCGCCGCCACCAGCTCCGCAAGCAGCCGGTTCTGGCCGCTCGGCGTCAGCTGCCCGAAGGTCGCGGCCGGAGATCCGCCGGCATCGATACCGATCGTCAGGCCGAGCTGCGGAATAGGCGTGATCGTCTGGTCGGCCTTGTGGATGTCCGGATTGAAATCATCCTCGTAGACCGGCGTCCCGTCCTTCGCATAGGCCGGCCGCGAGTGCACCATGCGCATGACCAGGCGCTTGTCTTTCGTGGTGGCGGCCTCCAACTCATAGGAGCTCCGGGGCTTACCGACACGGTTTTCTGCGGCCTGCGTGAGGCCTCCCGGCTGCCAGAAGCCGTTCCAGCCAGGCGTCACATTTCTGACGATGCTGCCGGGCTTGGCGGCCTCGCCGAACGGCGTCAGGTAGGCCGGATGATCGACGTCGGGCGGGTTCATGTCGCCCCAGACGATGCGCGGCAGCACCGGTTCCGTGTCGTCTACAGTGAGCCCCATCAGCCGCATGGCCTCGCGCCCATCCCTCGACACCCGTTCCAATTCCGCGGGAGCGATCATCTCGACCGGCGGATATCGGCCGCAACGCTGGAAGAACACCGGCAACGTGTTTTCCGGCATAAGATCGTATTCGTTGCCCCACGACATCGAGATTTCATAGCCCTTGGCGAACGCTTCGAGATCATTGTCACCGATCGCGCCCGTCTCCATGACGTATTCGATCTTGACCTTGTCCGGCCCGCGCCACGCCTCCCAGCAGAGCTTGTGGACCACCGGGCGATCCTGGCCACCCTCATGACTTACCGTCCAGGGATGCTTTTCCGGAAACGTGTTGTACCAGCTGGCGAGAGCGGTGCGGGCGAAGCTGCGATAGGTGTCGCGGACGCACAGCGTCTTGACGCGAACCCATCCGTCACGGCAGACCGGCAGGTATTCCGCCGCATGCATTGGTCCCTTAATGACCGAACAAACGGTTTTCCCGGAACCGCCTGGTCCCATGATGGCGTCGATCGGACCGCGCGATTTGATGAAGGCGGCACCGATCGGCCCTGGCGGCATGTACCGCTGAATATCAATACCCATGACCCGAAGCCCTTGCGATCCCCGGAACCCGCGCGCCCGCGCCCCTTCCGGTCGGAAAGAGATTAGGTCGCGCGACCAGGGGTTCAGTCGGGCAGGAAGGAAAGGCCGGTGTGTGTGACAACCGACCCCCATGGAGGGGGCCGCAGGCCCAAGTTTCAAGGTCGGCCGCAGGCCGTCCGCCTCGCGCGCAGCGCGCCCGCCCGCGGACGAGGCGATACGCCAGGCGATTTCCCGCCTGCGCGAGGCCGGAGCCGGAAGGCCGCCAATGATTTAGCATCATTAACGGCATCACGATTTCAATGGGTTAGCGGCTGAAATGTCGGATGACGAAATGTCGGACGGACGCGCGTTGATTTCATTGCGCTTTTTCACTCGGGCTTTTCCGTCCGCGTCAGGCTCATGAATTGCCCATCGGCCGGCGGTGTCGCCTTCATCTCGCCGATCATCATCACGCCCATGATCCGCTCTTCCAGTTCGAGCTTGGTCGGAGCCTTGCTCTCGAAGTACGGCAGCAGCTCGGCGTTCGCCTTCAGGATCAACCCCTGCGCCGCGTCCAGCAGGCCAATCACCGTGTCGCGCTTCACGCCGTTCGCCAGGACGATATTGCTCAGCCATTCGTGCGGCGACACGCCCGCCGGCGGTGATGGCAGCGCGCCGAGCTCGATCGCCAGCGCGGCCGGGTCCGCGTTCGCCAGGGCGGCGAGGTTAAGCCCCGGATGCCGGTAGCCCATGCGCATCAGCGTCTCGGCAAACTGTCGGCTGGCCTTGTTCTGGCTGCCCTTCGGCCTCCCGCGCCCGGTTCTCGCGTTGGCAATTGTTTCCGCGACGTGCCGCACCGGACCGGCGAAGAGCGACTGTTGCTCATCGATCTCATCGAGCATGAGCGATTGCTGTTCGGGCTCGGCCTCGGCGCTGGCGAGCTGCTGCGCCAGGTCGCCCATGGCGGCCTCGGCCGTTGCGCGGACCGATCCGACCTTGGCGGCCCGATCCGGATCCGCCTCGGCGAAATTTTCGGCCGGCGTGTGTGCCTCTCGAAGCCCCTGATTTCGCTCGCTTTCGTCGCTCACCCGTATTTCCCCATTTCTTTAATCCGGTTACCGCCGTTCGATACCGCCAACCGCCGCCAACCTTTGCGCCAACCGCATAACGCCAATGAAATCAGGAATTTATACCTCTCGGTTACTCGGTTACCAATAATTCAATTCCCGCGTACTCATGCGCGCGCGCGTAAAAAACAACCTATATTGGCCAACCCGGTAACCGACACAGCAACCCACTGATTTCCCTGAGATATCCCGGTTGGCGGAGCGCCAACCAACTGGTAACCGGTGCCAACCACCCGCACCCGTCAGGCGAACCGATCCGCCACGTGCCATCCTGTACACCGGCCCCACCGGGTTAAGTGCCCGCGCGACCAGTCCTGAGTTCCATCGTGGCGAGCAAGCAAGGCGAGCCGCGAATAGCGGTCGCCTGCGCCGATCGCTGGCGGCGACGCTGGCGCGGGCTCCGTTTTTCTTCGTCATGGGGCGGGGGAAAGAAAGTTAAATGCGACGCTGATTTTTGGCGCGATCGATGCCGCAATCAGGACAGGGCGTGGGCCGGTCAGTCGTCGTCGCGATGGTGATAGGCCTGCTGCATCGCGACCGCCGCCCATGGCTCCGATCGGATGATCACCAGGCCAACCCATAGACCGACAACGATGGCGACCGGCCAGGCGAGCAGCTTGATGCGAATGGAGAGGTACAGAAAGCGGCCGATAAAGATGCCGGCAGCCAGGGCGAGCAGAATGAAGCCTATATGCGCCGCACTGCCCGCCATCGTGCCGAGCACGTAGGCCGGACCTTCAATCAGGTATCGAATTGCCTTGAGCATGCGCGCCTCCCCAGCGGCTGCCACGCTAACAGCGGGGCGCGGGCATGGGAAGACGACAAAGCCCGCCGGATCGCTCCGGCGGGCTCCTCAGTGGCGGGATTCCGCGGCCTATGGCCTACGCCCGGAAAATGCGGGGCGCCTCGCTATCCGCCAGCGTGATTTCTTTTCTGAATTCGCCGATCCATACCGCCCAACTCGCCGGCCCGCTACCTGCGGTAATATAGGCATCCTCTCGGCCGCTGAGTGCACGCCGCATGCCGACGCTGTGATCGGAGATCCGCACCTTCCAATATCGTCGGCCCGCCTGGTCGCGGATGTGGATGTAATTGGAACGGCCGCCGGCCGAGTGCGATCGCTCGACGCTGACACTTGCGTCGGGCACGGCCTCTTTGAGCGATGCCACGAAAAGCCGCGTCGTCCGGTCGATCGCGCGCATTAATGCAGCCCCGCTGCGCGCATGTTCCGAAGCCGCTGCGCCTTCGCCTCGGCTGCTTGCTCCGCAAACCTGCGCTCGGCCACCACGGCCGGCCAATGCGCCTCAAGCTTTGCGACGGCCTGGTCATAGTCCATCTTGCGGGCAACAGCACAGGTGCCCTCGCCGAGCTGGCCGTCGTCGCAGCTGAAATTCGTGGTCACGGCCATGTGCATGGCGACATAGAGCGGGCAGAACTGGATATCCTTGTGCGGACAACCCTTCTTCGTCATCACTCCCGCTCCATCCAAGCATCATAGCCCTTCAGGTCGACGAGCGTCACCGTCTTCGGCAACCGGTTGATCTTGACCGTCTTCAGCGCCTTGGTCAGATCGCGTGGCACCACCGTCTCCGGCGCCTGACGCAATGCCAGCGTCCAGCCGCCTTTGTGGAAATCGCTGTCGGCGAACAGTCGGTCGAGATTGTCGTCTCCGTGCGGAATGGCGAGGCTGTAGCCAACGCCAGGGCTGCCCTGCTCTCGCATGCCCAACCCCATCAGAGCCAGCAGCCTGCGGGCGTCCTCGATCGTCATGACCTTTTCTTCCAGCTGCTCGATGACGCCGCCGACCGTCAGCTTGTCGCCGCCCTTGTAGCTGTCCAGCTTGGCGCCCAGCACCTTTTCGATCACGATCTGCCACTGCGGCACCTGGTCCGCCCGCTCGGCCGCCGTGGCCGCGTCCAGCGTCTCGATGAGCATGTCGATGTTGAGCCGGCCGGTGATGAAAGGATCCTCGTGCATGCCGGCGTCGATCATACCCTGTTCGCCGACCAGCAGCTCGGCGCAGGCGAGCACGGTGCCATAGGTGTCGATCGCGCGAGCATCGAAGGGCAACCGCTTGTCGGCAAGCCGCGTTTTCCACTTCGGCAGGATGTGCCAGTAGAAATCGTGGAAACCGTCCATCATCTGGCGCAGCAGCATGCGGCCGGCGACGTCTGAAATCACCGGCTGCGCCGTGGTGCGGCTCTTGTCGAGCGCCTTCAGGTTCAGAATGATCATGCGGGTGCGGTCCTGCACCCCCAGCACCGGCGGCATGATGGCGGAGAACATGAAGGACGAGCGCAGCTCGAATTCCGTCCCCTCGCCGTTCGCACCGCCGCGATACCCCTTGGCGCCGGAATAGCTCTGGCGCGCCAGCTCGACGATCGGCGTCTCCTTGGTGGAATTGGCCTTGCGTTCGAACTCGTCGACCGCGACCGGCCGGCTGTCCTGGCGGATGTTCTGGTAGATGCCGGCGGCCGTCGTGTTGGCGGTATGGTAGAGCGCCGGGCCAAACAACGCCTGAATGATGCCGTGCAGCGTCGACTTGCCGACGCCGGCGCCGCCTGTCGTAAACAGGATCGGCCGAACGTCAAGCGCGCCGGACAGCATCGCCGAGCCGATCCAGCCGAGCAGGAATATCGGGTCGATATAAGGCCGCTCCCAATTCCAGCTCTGCAGGTCCTGCAGCAGCTGGTGAGCCGGGCTGTCCTCGATGCCGATATGCTGCTGCCAAGGCTGGATCGTGTCGGCGTCCTGGGCGTAGAAGAAGCCGTCATATTCGCCGGGCTTCGTCGCCTGCAGGTTCCAGCCGGTCGCCTTGTTCTGCCCGTCCGCCTTCACGTCGACGGTGAAAAGGTATTTGCCGCTATGCCAGATGAAGCGATCCTGCGCCTTCCAGCCGCCGCGGCCGCGCACGTTCTGCTGCGGGTCGAACAGGCCTTTGCGGCCGGCCTCGGCAATGATCGCCATGGCGGCCTTGTCGCGCTCCACGCGCTTCACCTTGGGGGGATTGGGCTCGCCGTCCTCGTTTGTGCCTTCGCTTTTGCCGAAGGCCGGCCATGCCCACATCAGATAATTGAGGTGCGGCGAAAAAAGCCGCGCCAGCGTCGGCAGGTCCCATCGGGTCACTTCCTGCATCTCGCCGATCGCGTCGATCACATAGATCGTCTCGCCCTTCTTGCCGAGGACAGTAATCGGGCAGCCGGGTGGCATCGCATCGTGCGGGGCGCCGGGCCATTGGCCGGCCTTAATCCCCTCGCGCGGGGTATTCGGATCCGGGTCGGCAAGGGTTTTCTGTTCTTCGAGCACCTGCAGGGCATCGAGAAAATGCGCACGGACACCTTTTTCGCCGGCCTGTAGTCTGGGTTTTCTGGTCATTGTCCGCCCGCATGAGAATGTCAGTGCCGCCGCGCCTGGTCGTTGGCGCGGCGGGTCGTAATCGGATGGTCAGACCTTGAAGATGACGGCGCGCACAGCGCAATCCTTGGCTTCAAGCAGCTTGCGAAGCGCCACAGTCTGCTCGGCATTGCGCGGCAGCTCGGCGTCGATCTTCTTCGCCAACTCGCTGAATGGCGCACTTACCGCCTGCAGATGCGGCGGCAGGTGCGCATATTCGAAAAATTGCAGCAGGTTGTTCATGCTCTTCTCCTTGATGACGGCCGACGGGATTGCCGGCCGGGCTGATCAGTCGGCCAGGATCGTCCAGTCCTCGGCGAGAATATCGGTCTGGCTTGCCAGCCAGCCGGTGACGATCGAGCCGTCGGCCGCGCGCATGCACATGCAGGGCATACGCGTCGTGGTGCCGTGGTCGCCATCGTCGAAAAGGGGGAACGGGACGCCGCCGACCTGGTGAGGCACGCTTCCGTCCGGAGGAACGTCATACGAGCCCTTCTGCAGATAGATGAACATCCCCTTGCCGTTCCAGCCGGAGCGGGCAACACGGTAGCCCTCTTTCAGCGCTGCAATGGCATGCCCGAAGCTCATGGCGCTGGTCGGCTGGTGGGCCGCATCAAACTGAGCTTTCGGTGACCATGAAATGTAGCCGACATGGTCGGGATGGTTGCCTTTGCCGCCGTGCTTGTATTCGACCAGGTAGCCGTCATCAGCGCCGTTTTCGTCACGGGGCAGCTGCCAGCCGCGATAGTCGTTGTAGGCCAGCCTGGTCATTGGCAGGGCGGCCACGCGCTTGGTTCCGTAAAATTCCTGCATGAGATTATCCTCTGTGACGGCCGGCGGGATTGCCGGCCGGATTGGTCAGCGCTGCCCCCACGTGTCCATGGGACCATCCACCGGCTCCATGGTGGTATCCTCGATCGGGATCGGCACGGGCTGCGCCTTCGGCGCCTTTGCCGCCTCGAACCGGGCCTTCTCCTCGGCCGCAAACTGGTCGAGCTCCATCAGCACCGAGCCGAAAACCTTGAGCGCGATTTGCTCCGGCCGCGAAAGCTCGGCCGTCTGTCGGTGCTTCAGGATCACGAGCTGCTGCGCCAGAACCTCCGGCGTGGCGCGGCCGCCGATCTTGCGGACGAATGCCGCGAGATCGCCGATGACATGGTGCTGGTCGAAGATGGTCGGCTCGATCTCGCGGGCGCGGTCCGGATCCCAGACCTCCATGATCTCCAATGCCCCTTCGAGCACGCGGAACATGGCAACGTGCGAGATCTCGATCGCATTGAGGTCGACGATGTCGGCGTCGCTCAGATCGGGCGTAGAACCTTCCGATCGCCAGATATACGGTTCCGGGATGGGGTCGCCGGGCTTGAGCGGATTGCCGTCGCCATCGGTAAATCCTTCCGGCTCGGGCCCGCAGCAGTCGGCATGCCCGACGCCACCGTTGACAAAGTCGTCGTAGACGCGCTCGCCGTCCTCGATGACCTCGTTGCAGGCCAGGCAGCGCACGCGATCGTCGGTTACCAACTCTCCGGCCGCCTCCCCCACGTCAACATCAGATACATCTTCTCCTCCCGATCTTCCTCCGTCTCCGGCGGCAGGATCTCGCCGTCCAGCACCTTCTCCGCCGGCACCACCATCACCGCCGTTCCGAAGATCGCCGCTTTCGTCAACAGCTCCTCCAGCGTTTCCGCCATCGGCAGGGCCCTCAGCGCTTGGTACTGCGCTTCCGTCACCGTGATCGGCTCCCCGCTCGGCGCCGGCGTCTCCGCCAGTTTCTCCAGCAGTCGCTGCAGCTCCAACGCCTCCAGCGCCGTCATTGGTCTGCAGGGTTCCGCCGAGGTGGTCGCCCCCTGCAGCATCGATGCCGGCAGTCCCGTCAGATCCATCATCCGCTGGCGGCACACCTCCATGAACTGCAGGTGGCTCTCCGCCAGCCAGTTCCGATTGAATTCTAGCAGCTCCGGAGGCTCCATCGGCAGCGCCACCATCGTTTCCATCGCCTGCAGCTGCCGGGAGGATTGCAGCGCCAGTTGTGCCGGGCTCTTGCCCATGGGTATCGCCTGTTTCGGCGCCAGCCTTCGCGGTATCGGCTTGGCGTTCCTGCCCTGCGGCCACACCACTTTCTGCACCTTGCCCATTTTTCACCTCGTGGTTTTCGTCGACTGCGGACAGGTCCGACGCCTTTGCCGCTGCGGCACTGGTCGGCTTCCTGGTGGATCGGTTCTTTCGGCTTGCCATGCTCTTCTCCTTTGCTTCACTCTTCCTGAGGGCCTTCGATCATCCCGAGCGCCTGCAGATACGTGTCGAGGATGAGATCTTCCTCGATCACCTCCTGCGGATCGCGCCGGCGGATCGCGATGACTTTTTTGAGGATCTTGGTGTCGTACCCCATGGATTTCGCCTCACCGTAGACGTCCTTCCGGTCGTCGTTCAGCGCCTTGGCCTCTTCGTCCAGCCGCTCGATGCGCTCGACGAAAGCGCGCAGCTGGTCGCGGGGGATGCCATTGATCCGGGAATTGTCGCCAATCTCAGCCATTCAGCCGCTCCACATCGATCCCGAGGTCGGTGGCTGAAGTCTTGTCGATCACCTCTTTGAGCCGCTTCTGCGCCTCGTCGACGTTGAGCCCGGCATCCATGTATCGGGTCTTCAGCCGGAGGCAGTTGCCCTCGAAACGCTGGTCGCAGGCCTTGTCGCGTTCTCCGGCGGCCTTGATCTCGGCCTGGATGACGATCTTCTCCTCGAGGAAGGTTTTCATCTCCGCTCGGAGCTGCTTGTCTATTTCATCCATTGTCTTCACCTTCCTGCATCAAATCGTTGAAATCGTTTCCGATGTGGCTGGCGATCGCCACCCACGGCTTGCCGCTCTTTTCCATCGCGTCGCAAACCTGCTCGAACTGCTTTTCCGTGGTCTTGTGCTTGAAATGGTCGCGCAAGAGCACGATCGACGACACGCACGGCAGCCACACCGGCGCCGTCAGCATGTTCGCCAGGCTGCCGGCCGCCCAGACGCGGGCCTCGGGATTTGCGATCGCGTGCGGCATGCAGGTCTCGATGCCTTCGCCCATGATCAGCGGGTGCGGCTGCACTGCCGTTTCCGGCGGCTCGCATTCCGGGCCGTGGGAGATCCGCACCACGGCGCCGGCCGACGGGCCGAGCATGATCTTGGCGTTCTCGTCGTCTTCCTTGGAGACCGTCAGTTTCCGGGGGCCAAGGGGATCGAGGAAGGTGATATGCACCGCCGCCACCTGGCCGGTCGCCAGCCGCATCGCCGAAAGCACGGCCGGAAATTCCGGCCCCTTCTGCACCTTGATCCGGCGGCCGTTCTCGTAGCGGTATTGTGCCCGCTTCCAGAACTCCTGTGCCGGCGTGAACCGGAATGTCTGCAGGTCGCGGTTGACGATCCGATCGAGCGGAATGTTGCGGGATGCAAAATACCGGCCGGCATAGGCCTCGGCCGTGCTGCCGGCGCCGTCCTGGAAACCACGTTCCCAAAGCCGCTCGGCATCGCGCATCCGCTTCAGCAGATCTTCCGTCGCCTGGCGGTCAGCCTCCTCGCGGGTTTCGCGCGCCTTCACCACCAGGTGCCGGCGCTGTTCGGCCGGCATGTGGCGGATCCCGACGAAATCGCGGGCCCAGTCGACGGCGGTGCGGAAATCGCAGCCGTGCAGGTATTCGACGAGGCGGATCACATCGCCCTTTTCGCCGGTGCGCCAGTCCTTCCACGCGCCGATATCGCGATCGAGCGCCACCTTGAATTCCGCCGACTGCTTGAAATCCCCCGTCACCGGATTGTGCGCGACCCAAAGCCGCCCCTGCCGGCGCCCGTCAGGCAGCAGCTGCCGGCACAGGCTTTCGATCCTGTTTTTCAGCTCTTCCTTGATCAGCGGCAGGTCGTTATCGCGGATCATGGCGTGCCCGCCTCGTCGGCGACGTAATATTTGAGCGACGTGTCGTAGTGCATGAAGCCGGGCCAGATCTGCAGGATGAGCTGCAGGTCTGCAGAGGCGTGCACCTCGCTGATACCGAACTTGCGGACTACGTGTTTGCGGTTGATGAAGCCGTATATGCCGGCGGTCTCGCGGATCCAGCGCAGGCGCTGCTGCTGAAACCAGTTTCCCGGCAACGTCGCCTCGTCGGACAGCCAGGCTAGATCGGCCGGATCGATGACTGGATCGCTCATCCCTCGAATGCCCCCTCTACCGCTGAAAGAATGGTCTCGATCTCGCCCTCGCCGCGCTCGTCTTCGAGCTGCTTTAGCGCCGTGCAGACGTTCGATTTCGTCATCGAGGCGGCCCGCGCGAGATCGGCTTGGGGCACGTGCAGGAACTGGTTGGCGATGTAGAGCGCGATGCGCCGCAACCGCGATGCACGCAGCCAGGCGGGATCCGCCGTCGCGCGCCTGGCCGGATCCGCTGCCAGGATGAAACTTGGCTTGACGCCGGCGGCGAGCGCCACGAACGAAACCGCGATCCGGTATTGTGCCGCTGAACGGCTTTCCCAGGGCCGCTTTCCGTCTGTGGCCTTCTCCCGCTCGGCAAGGCGCCGCTCGCGTTTCAGTTCGGCGATCGCCAACTGCACACGGCTGGAAGTCCTCCCGGTTAGCGGCTTTAGGCCCCTCCGGATCTTGTCGAGATAGCGGCCGTCCATACCCGCCTCGCGTAGCACCTCGTTTTCCCGAAGGCCTGCGGCTCTGATGGCGGTGTCGATATCTGCAATGCAATTCATGGTCAGCCTGGTCGAAAGGCCGGACGCGATACAAATCGGCAGGGGTGAAAACATTTCTAGAGAAGCAGCTTTTGCTGCCCGGGTGGCGGCATGCTGTCGGGCTGTTCCGGATGCGCATCGGGAAGCCGGCCCGCGGCGCGCAGCTGCCGCAGATAGTCAAGGGTCAGACGGTTTTCGCCCGGCTCGATCTGGATGTCTGTGCGGCCGTTGCGGCTGCGCAGCAGGGTGACGATTACGCCTGGCCAGCCGTCGGCATCGATCTCTGCATTCAGCTCGTCGATCATCTTTTGATGCGCGCGGGTGTTTTCCGCAGGATCTTTGGAAATCAGACAACCGTAGCAGTGAGCGCGGTTCCGGCTCATGGTGCCACCTTGGGGAAGGCGTTGTGCTCGACACCGTCGAGGAGCCGCCCGGCGATCTTTGTCGTTGCGCGAAACAAAGTGTCGGCGGGAAAGAGGCTGGGATGCGGAGCCCAGTTGCCCCATTGCTTGAAATGGAAGGGAACGCCGGCGTCGGCGCATTGGTCGCGCAGGTTCCGAAACCAGCCCGGGTTCGGCCGACGCGCCTGGTGGTCGCCTTGATCCGTCTCACCTCCGGCAATCACCCAATCCGGCATCAGCCGGGGCGGAATGACGATCGAGCCGAGCAGCGGTTCGCAGGACACAAAGGAGAAGACTGCCGGCAGGCAACGCTTCGCACGGTCGAGGGCCGGCAGGTTGATATCCGCCCGCGCCTGATCCTCGATCGTCGTACCCAGGGCCGCGTTTTTAGGCAGAAATCCAACCGCGGCAGCCATCTTGACGATATTCTGCGGGCGCTTCGTCAGCAGCAGGTACACAAGGTTCGGCGTCCTGCGCATCACCTCGAAGGCTTCCGCCCGCCACTCAGCCGGCACCTGGTTGTCAAAGATATCAGCAAGCGAGGCGCAGAACACGAACGGCCGATCGCCGGTCTTTTCCGCCTCGCGCTGCCAGCGCAGCGGATCGTTCCAGGTATGGGGCGATGTCCGCACACGCTCGCCATGCGGCCCCCACTGAACCTTGGCAAACCGCTTGTCCATCAGCGCCTCGGCATAACAGCCGTCGCAGGCGGGAGAGACTTTCGTGCACCCCATCCAGGGGTTCCAGGTGTGCCGCGCCCATGAGATATGCGTGTTCTCAGCCATCGCTGCGCACCTCGCCCTGCTCGTCGAATTTCTCGGGGAAGATCTTGCGGATCTCGCGCCGCGTGCTGGCCAGCGGGCGACTGTTTCGCTGCAAGCCTCTATAGATCGTGCTCTCCGAAATTCCGACGGCACGGGCGAGCTCGGACTTGTCCATATCCCGCGCTTCACGCCAGCTGTCGATATCCTGCCAAGTCACGCGCATTGCATTGACACCTCCATTGACTTGTCGTGACAAACAGTGATTTGCTCAGAGGTGTCAAGTGGTACAAACTTCAAAATGCGCGGGAGCGCTCTCCACATTATGTTCCGCGTTGTGGAAAACGTTCGCCAGAAACATCTGGATTGGGTGCACTCGATCCTATCGTCCAAAGGTTGGACGCCGCACCGTCTCGCTAAGGAGGCGGGCCTCTCCCCGTCGGCGCTGACGAAGTTCCTCAACGACACCACCGGAACGCGAACCCTCAACAGCTACTCGGTCGAAAAAATAACCGAGGGTTCAGGCATGCCTATGGGTATGGGAGCCGGCGCGGTCTTCAACGAGCCGCAGTCTTCGCGTTTCGAGCTGGAGCGTCTGGATGACACGAGCATCAACATAGATGCGCTTCGCCAGGGCAAGAACGGCATCGACACATGGACGGTCAGGACACGCGCCCTTGAACTTGCCGGCTATATTCCGGGCGATCTTGTTGTTGTAGATCAGAATACCAGCCCGCAGCGCGGCGACGTGGTCGTGGCGCAGGTGTACGACCGCAACGGTGAAGCCGAGACCGTCATGCGTATCTACGAGACGTCTTTCCTGATCGCGGCCAGCATGGACCCCGCCCACCTGGTGCCAATCCTCATCAACAAGGACGTCGTGATCCGCGGCGTCGTCGTCTCGTCGTTTCGAAGCCGGCGCGCAGCGTGATCAATGTCGCAAATAATCCTCAGTTTTAGAACTGGGGACCGGTCCCGCGCGAAAAATCCGGGACCGGTCCCGCCGTGTCCTATGCGCTGAACTGGGGACCGGTCCTAAACCTATAATTGAGGACCGGTCCTAGCGTCGCCGACGTGCTGGCTGTTCCAGCCGGGAACAATTCTCACTTTGTTCATCCAGATCGTTGCCCGCGCGCCACTTCGGGAAACCATGATACCGCTATGCACACATATCTTGACTGTACGAGATCGCACCCGGTCGACCCGGCAGTGACGTCGGTCTCTACTTGTGCATAAATTTCATGGACAAGTCATTGACAAGCAGTGACAGCGGGAACATGTTTTGCGTCGTGATGATTTGCATTCACGGAGACGCGAACCATGATCCCCGAAAACAGCAACCATCCGACCATGCCGGCGAAGGAAGTCGCCGCCCTGATCGGCTGGACGCCGGAGACTTTCTCCCGGCACAAGAAGAAGCTCATCGCATCCGAAGCCTTCCCGGCTCCGCTACCCTCCGGCCTCTACTGGCGCGAGAGCGTCATGCGCTGGGTGGAAACCTATGGGCAGAAGAAAGCCGAAGCCGCCGCCCGCGCACTCACCATTGGTATCGCGTCCCTCAGAGTGCACGGCGACCGTGAAAGCCTCGAAGCCAAGTATGTCGCGAGGAACGCGGCATGAAAACCAAGCTCGATTGCATGGCCGAGATCTTGGCCGCACAGTCCAACTGCCCCCACTGCAGCAGTAGCCTGGCACATCAGTATTGGGATCAGGAACATTTCCCCGGCGAGCTGTCCGATCCCGGCTATCTCGCCAACGCCGACGACAAGCTGGCCATCTGCTTCGATTGCTCGGCCGAGTTCTCTATCGACGAGACCGACCAGATCGTGTGCCGCACCACATGCCCGAGCGCCGGCGACGCCATCGCCCGCACGATGCAGTACGAGGCCGATGAGATCTTTGACGAACAGGTCGATATCGCCTGCAGGCAATGCGGCTGCACCGACGAGCACGCATGTGTGACGGACGGAACGCCTTGCCACTGGGTCGAGCCGGACCTCTGCTCGGCTTGCGCCGGGAAGGCGGTGGCCGCATGAGCACCCCCGTCGCAGACAACCCCGCGGCCACCGACCCGCACAAGAACCTGACGACGGCGCAGCGGCAGGCCCTGCTGGCGATCGATTTCTATCGCCACCAGCGCGCCGCCGGGCCCGAGGTCATCATCGGCACCAAGCGCTTCAAGGCTTCGACGATCGCCGAGCTTCAGCGCAAGGAACTGATCCGCCAAGGCCGCGGCATCTACTCGCCCACCCTCGCCGGCACGCTGGCTGTGGGCAAGCTGAAAGGCGGCCGCTGATGATCGATCTCGAAAAGCTTTCCGAGCAGACCCGCGACGATGCCCGCCGGGCCAAGGAACTGAACAAGGCCCTGTTCTGGCTGGAGCAGGCCGACGACGACATCGTCAGGGCCGGTGCAGCCGTCGAGGTCCGGCCGAAACTCAGCAGCGGTTCCACCGGCGGCGACCAGGCCAGCGAGGAGCTCGCCCGCCACTATCAGTCGCTCTATCCGCAGGCGATCGCCATCGTCCGTGAGCTCTGCCGTTCCGAGCTGGAAGCGATCAACAACCGTTACCTGCCGCTCCTGATGCCGGCAGAACCGAAGGAAGCTGAAGCATGATTACGCCGGAACCGACCCCGCGCGAAATGCTCGCCCAGCTCGAAGCCACGGCGGAGCACGAGGACGAGATCATGCGCCGCGCCATCGAGGCGCTGCGCACCATGATCGACGATCGCGAGGCGATCGACAGCCTGTGCCAGCGCGCCATTCAGGTGCAGATCGCCCGCACCGGTTATCTGGTCGAGCTCACGGCCCTGGCACGGCAGGAGACCGGCTGCGAGATCATCCACCTGTCGCCGCTGCGCCGGCCGAAGCCGAGAGCGGTGCAATGACCGGCCTCGAAACCTTCTTCATCGCCCTCGGCGCCAATCTCCTCGGCTCCGCCATCGTTGCCGGCGTGTTCGGCATCGCCTTCCTGGTCGAGCGGACCAGGCGGGCACGCCGGCAAGGTCACTGATTTCGTTTGATCGCCCGCCGCCGCACAGCGGGCCGATCGAAGGCGGGGCCATTGGGAACTACTCCCCCGGTAGGCGGACCATGGCCCCGCCAATTTCTCCCTGTCCTGGTCGCGTTCCCTTCAGCGCGCGATCACACCTGCCCGGCGGTCTTTGTTTCGCGTGACCGCCGGGCCTTTTTATTTCGAGCGAGGCCACCATGGAAAGAATGTTTGAGGATATGCCCGATCGCGTTCGCCGCCTGCCGCGCAGCGACCATGGGTTTCCGATCCCCTATTTTGCGGAGGAGGTCGACGGCAAGCGCGATTTCCGCGTCGTGTCCGCACTCAAGATGGCACACGCCGTCCGGAACAGTCTCTGCTGGGTCTGTGGCGATCGCCTCGGCTCGCATAAGGCCTTTGTTATCGGCCCGATGTGCGGCATCAACCGCACGATCTCGGACCCGCCGTCGCACCGTGACTGCGCCGTCTTCTCCGCCCGCAACTGCCCTTTCCTGTCTTCGCCGCTCGCAAAGCGCCGCACCTCCGGTCTGCCCGACCACGCACGCGAAGCCGCCGGCGTTTCGTTGAAGCGCAACCCGGGCGTCGCGGGCGTCTGGATCACGAAATCCTACCGGCCGTTCCGGCCGCCGGCAGGCAATGACGGGATCCTCTTCGAAATGAGCGATCCGACCGAGGTCCTGTGGTTCGCGGCTGGCCGGCCGGCGACGCGAGCCGAGGTCGAGTACTCGGTCGATACTGGCTTTCCGTCCCTGATGTTGCTGGCCGCCCAGGAGAGCGAGGCCGCGCAGCGCGAGCTGCTGCGCCACCGTGACGAATTCCGCCTGCTGCTGCCGGCCACCTGAAATTCTGAGTAACCGCGTATGGAGCGCTGATCATGAAACCGGCAAAGACCGCTGATCCGAAAATCAAACATGTCACCTGGCGCAACGGCCGGCCGCGCTTCGAGCCGTCGCCGACGCTCCGCAAGATGGGATACACGGGCGAGGACCTGAAGGCCGACGGCCGCTGGATGACCGCCGGCGAGGCGCTGGATTTCTCGAACCTGCTGGTCAAACAGATCGAGCAGCAGAAGCGCAAATACCGCATAAAAAAGACTGGCCGCCATGAGCCGGTCAAGGTGCCGGCCGCGCCCGCCCTGCGCGCTTCCTATCCGGTGAGCCAGCTGTTCGACGACTGGCTGAACCTGGTCAAGAACCCGGGCATGGCGGATCGGGCGGAAAGCACCATCCGAGACTACCGGCAGAAATCGAAGGTGTTTCAGCAGCACCTGCCCGACGTCTGGAATGCAGAGGTCGAGGCGCTGACCAAGCCGATCTGCATCGGCCTTTATGACGCGCTGCGCGTTCACGGCCTGCCCACCGCCTCGGGCGCCATGCGGATCCTCGGCATCGCCATCCAGTGGGCGCTCGATCGCGGAAAATTCCCCGACATGCACATCAACCCGGCCCACAAGCTGAAGATGAAGACGCCGGAACCACGGATCCGCTACGCCACCAAGCAGGAAATGCAGGTCCTGGTCGAGACGGCCGACGAGATGGGCAGTTTCGATATGGCCGACATGTTCGTGCTCGCCGTCTGGTCTGGACAGCGCCAGGCGGACCGGCTGGAATTCCAGATCGCCGGACGCGCCGGCAACCGCATCACACTGCGCCAGGGCAAGACCAAGGCGATCGTTTCTATGCCGGAGGCCCCGGAGCTGCGCAAACGCTTCGAAGCCGCTCAGAAGCGCCGTCAGCTGGCGGAGGTGATCTCTCCCTATGCGATCCTCAACGAGGAAGACTGGAAGCCGTTCACGGCCAACCGCTATCGCCGCCGCTTCGAGGATGTCCGCCGTGCCGCCGCCCGTAAGCTGCAGACCCTGAAGACGCTCCGCGACCAGGACTTTCGCGATACCGCCGTCACCTGGCTCGCCATGGCCGGCTGCACCATCCCACAGATCTGCGCCATCACCGGCCACAGCTTCAAGACCGCCAACGACATCCTGAAACACTATCTCGCGGTCAACCCTGAAATGGCTGACAGCGCGATCGCCAAGCTCATCATCTGGTACGAGGACGAGGAAACCAAATGAACGACGACAAAAACAAACTGATCGCCAACGCGACCGACTATTGCCAAGCGCTCGACGCCGTCAACAGGGAGATGAAGGGGAACGACCAGGAGGTCACAATCGGCCTGATGATGTTCTTCACCAGCATCCATAAGGCCGCACCGCACCTGATGCCCATCGTAATCGGCGCCTGGCAGAAATTCGCCAGCCTTCACCTTGACGCTCCGCTGCCACTTGCGCCGGCGCCGGTCGCCGGGGCGTCCATCAAGGTCTATCTCCTCGAGGCGGATTTCTTCCTCGTTCCCGGCCGCAAGCAATCGCTTCATACCGACATGGCCTCGCTGAACGTAGCAGCGGCGGAGTTGGCCAACCTCCTCCTGCAGGAGGTCGAGCTTGAGGATGACGCAACGCCGGAGGATTGGCAGGCGAAGTGCCTGCAGGCGCGCTATGCCCGCGCAGTATCGACCGGCCGGCGGGTCGACGACCTAAACGGCGGGCATGTTCGGTTCACGGAAATGGAGCTGGACCTGCCGGCGCCACCACCACCCCAGTCGCAACTGAGGGTGACCGGATTTCGCGGGAACCCGCTCCGCGTCGTGTTGAGTAGCGGGCAGGAGGCGACTGTCACGCAAAAGCTTATTGATACTTTTGCCAGCCCCTCGCCTTTCGATCATGTGGCAGGAATTTCACTGGCCGAAGGAGAGGTCAAAGCACTCCTATATGGGCAGCCTATGGCCGCCTTCACCGCGGCGATGACCAAGCTGGCGAACTGGCTCGTCGAGAGCGGCGGAGATGACAGCCACGCATCCGACCCGTTGCTAACAGCCGATGAGCAGAAATCGCAGGGCCAGCGCTGCAGTTGCCTTGGGGTTGACGACTATTGCCCCTGCCAGAATGTGCCGGACGCGGAAACGCGACGGGCTCGCGCTCTTGTCGCCACCGCGACGGAGGCCGGCCGATGATCCTGCGAAGCTGGATTGCCGAAAAACTCTATCCGCAGGCTTTCGCCGATCAACGGTCCTATCTGCGCATGAAGGCCGAAGCTGCCGATGCATATCACTGGCTTGGCGGATATCCCGATGCTGCCGATACCCTTCGCTGGCTTCTGGACAACAACCACAATCGAAACCGTGCGATCGGCGAGAAGGCCATCGGCGGGCTTCCGTCTCAGATCCATGAATTTCGGGAGCGTCTTCGCGCCCGACACAATGCGAAATGGGAAGAACACCGGAAAATCCGGGACATTGCCTATCACCTTGGCGACGCATGCGCTCCGGGCAACATCGATCTACTTGACCAGGTCGCCGATCTCGTCGACTGCCAGCCGGATTGCGATCATGGCGACGTCGAGTGGGACACCAACGCCTTCAACTGCAGCAAGATGGACGAAGGCACCTGCGGGAACACGATGGCCGAGGAGTTGCGAGCTCTTGCTGTAGCGTTTCGCAATCGTCAGGCGCTATCACCAGCTCCCCAATCGAGGGAGGTGGAGGATGACTGAGCCCATGCGCATCGTTCTCACTGTGGCGGACCACGAGAAGAACGGTTTCGTTTCTCTAGCCTCGACCGCTTTCATGGCGGAAGACCAGGCGCGCAACCTTGTTACCCGGATCGACGGACTGGTCGAGCTTGACGCCGAACCGGGTGACGAAGCGTCCTTCGCATTCGTCCTCGATCTCATGCGGCCGAACGGTGACTGCGTCGATACCGGCGAACGCCTGCTGCCTTTGCAGGTGGCAATGACCTTGGCCCCGGACGCCGTCTCCCATTGGCTGGGCGAGCGGCCTGAGCCTGACGAGGTGATAAATCGGCCGCCTATGGTCCTCGCCCTCGATCGCTTCCAAACCAACACCTCGGAAACCACCAATGAAAAATAGGCTCATAGATCTGAACAATCACCTGTTCTCTCAGCTCGAACGCTTGAGCGACGAAGCTATCACCGCAGAGCAGATCGAGACCGAGGTCAAGCGTACCGACGCTATCGTGGCCGTAAGCGAGCAGCTGATCCGCAACTCGGATCTCTCGCTAAAGGCTGCGACGCTGATCGCCAACCATGGCGATCGGTTCAAGCCGATGCTCCCGACGATTTTCCGCCAACCCGAACAGATCGAGGGCAAGGCACTGCCTGACGAGACCGAGAAATGAGGCGCGGTCCGATCCCATACAGCGACGCGGAGATGGCGTGGCTCGCAGCTAACTACAGGATGGTGCTGAGCGACTATCATGCCGCCTTCCTCGCGACTTTCGGACGGGGTGACGTCACGGCGTCCAACCTCAACCAGCTGCGCAAGCGTAAGGGTTGGAAGGTCGGCCGCGATGGCGGTCGGTATCGCGGCCGGCTCAAGAGATTTGACGCGGTCGAGATCGCCTGGCTGGAAGAAAACTGCACCCTGCCAATCCGCGAATATCATTCCGGCTTCCAGGAGAAGTTCCGCCGGGGCGACGTAACGGAGCAGAAGCTCCACGCGCTGCGCAAGCGGCAGGGATGGAAAACCGGTCGAACCGGTCAATTCGAAAAAGGCATCGAGCCGCCAAACAAGGGCAAGACTTGCCCGCCCGGCACTGGCGGCCGTCACCCGAACGCGCAACGGACACAGTTTAAAAAGGGCCAAATCCCGCACACCTACAAGGGAGCGGGTCACGAGTACATCGATAGCCAGGGCGGCTATGTCGTCATGATCGTCGATGAGGAGAACCCGTGGACCGGTGCGAAGACCAGGCCGGTCCACAAACACCGCTGGCTCTGGGAAAAAACGAACGGTCCGATCCCGGATGGCTTTATCCTCAAGTGCACCGGCGAAGACAAGACGAACTGCGACCCGTCGAATTGGGAGATGATCCCCCGCGAGGTCCTGCCGCATCTCAATGCCCGGTTCGGGATGAAATACGACCAGGCCGAGCCGGATCTGAAACCGACCATCATGGCCGTTGCAAAGCTCAAGCACGCGGTCAGGCAGGCACGCAAGAGACGGCCGGCCTGACGGAGCCTACCAATCCCTGTCATCCTCATACTTGCACTCACTGAGGCCGTGCGCGCCGCCAGGACCGCCAAAACTGCCGCCGCCGCCCTGATCGTTCTGCGGCAGGATCATACGCCGCTCGCTCACCGCGAACTTGCGCTGCAGCGCTCGGGCGATGTCACGCGCAGCCTCGTTCCTGGCGGCGTCCCCCATAGCCTTATCGGACCACAGCCGGGCGTCCTCGTCGTCGATATCGAACAGTGCGGTAAAGACCGTCAAGTAGACCTCGTTCCGGGTAGCCGGCTCGCCGTTGCCTATTTCCCAATGGAACGCGAATGGGTCGAACGTCCGGACCATGATCTGGCGGGCAATCGCATGGATGTCGCCGGCGTCGCGGCGCCGCGATCTTCCTGTGCCTGCGAACGCATTGATGTAAGGCCGCTCGATGCAGGCGATCCGATGGGCGATGGCGCTTTTAAGGCTCTTGGGAATATCCATGGCAGCTCCTCAGTTGACCAGATACGCCGCCGCCAAGCGCGTTCCGTAAATGTTCTCATCTGAGGAAAATGTCAACACCGATCGTAGGCCGAAAAACAGCGTCCGACTTGTCCGACTTTTTTCAGTCGGAAAAGTCGGATGAAAAGTCGGACGAAAAGTCGGAAATCGGGAAAAGCCTTACGGCCCAATGGTTTAGT